GAGAGACCAGAGGGACCAGCCGGACTGGAAGTTCGATAAGCGCAAGAATCGCTGGGTACAAGTGGTCCCAAAGGTTGAGCCTCCGGCCAAGAAAAAGGCCGCGAAAGCGAAGCGCAAGAAGAGGCGGTAGTCGTGGACGAGTGCCCATGGTGCGGACTGGAATACGAACTGACGCCGGAAATCGAGCGGGAGCACCTGAAGGTCTGCCCGGTTTTCCAGACGCTCCCGGTCGCGGCGGTAAAAGACGGCAAGAACTTCGTCGCTTTGCCGGGCTACCCGGACATTCTGTGTGAGCGAGAACGGATCCAGTGAAAGACGCCGAACACCACGACACGCCGCACGATGCGCTGATTAAAGCTCTGGAGCGCGTCGAGGACATGGAAAGCGTCCTGATCATTTACGAAGGCAAGACCGGGTACTCGGCGGGTAGTTTCGACAGTGATCTGACCGTGGCGAATGCGCTGTACCTCGTGGAATTGTTCAAACATTGGCTTCTTTCTCACACCGTGGATTCAAAGGACTAACGATGGCAGTGCTCGACATGTTTGGCCGACCAATCGAAGCGGGCGATCTGATTGTCTACCTCTCACCAAAGAACCATCCACTGCTGGTCCAGAGCGTGAAAGAGCCGTCGCTCCTTGGAGCAAACCCGCAGCAGATGCCGATGGGAGAATTGCGGCTCTCGCTGAACTTCGGGGAGCCTGTACCGAACCCGAACCGCTCTCCGAATGTCCAGTTCTCGGATTTGATGATCGTGATGAAGGCGGCGGACAAGCAGCCGCAACCCGGTAAGCCGAATTGAACTCCCTCGAAATTGTCGTCGCGGTTCTGGCCGCCATGCTTGGCGGCATGGGCCTGTGTGCGCTCGGAGTTTTCTGCTACTTCATGTTGAAGGGCATGAAGGAACTGCAGCAGGCCGCCGACAAGGTTGTGGCGGCCGTGGCCGTGGTTGGTCGGATGGAATCGCTGCTCGACCGGAACTTCGGAGAAGGTTCGCCCGCGGCACGGGCGGCGAAATCGGTCAGTGCCCTGAGCGAGAATTTGCCGATGCTGATAGCCGGGATGAAGGGTTTCAGTGACACGATGGCGGTTTTCTTCAAGGCCGCGTTTCAGGAGAGGGAAGTCGAGAAAGTTATCAGCCCTCTGGCTACGTCGGTTGACGACTCGCAATTCATTCCGTACAGCGAAGAGGCAGCCGCGCAGTTCGAAGTCGAGCGCGCAGCGAAGTCACAGCGGCTGGACCTGTCGAAAGAAGAGTTGGCGACGATGCGGACGGAGGCTCCAAAGCCTCAGCCGTTGCCAGAAGAAACCCCCACCCCTTGACGTAACACTCTTCTTGTCCAATACTTGGACTCGATGGCCCGTACCAACGCCAGCCCCACATCCGAAGTCGCCCTCCGGCGATACTACCGAAACCACGAACTCGGAGAGGGCATCCCTGAAATCGCGGCTGCCGAAGGCGTAGCGGAAGAAACCGTTCGCCAATCCATCCATGCAGTCCAGCTTTACCGTACCCGGCACAAAGTAGAGCACGCACATGAGGCCATGGTTGGCGTCGTCCTAAACGCCACGCCGAAGGTCCAGCGGACGCTGGATAAAGTTCTGACGGCAAAAACCGAGATCACGGTTGACGGGAAGACTCGGAAGGTGGATGACCTGTCGATGCAGTTGCGTGGGGTTGAAATGGTGAAAGGGATCATCCAAACCGTGCAGCCGCGGGGCCCGTCGACGGCAGTACAGATCAACAATGCAAATCTCGCTCACGCCCAGAGCGCGCGTGTGGCCAGCAGTTCTTATGTTGGTATGGAGGACATGCTGACGGAGATTATGAAGGAGCAGGAAGCGCAGCCGGCGCCGGAACAGCGGCAGTTGGCCGGAGCGAAGTTAGAGTCGGTACGCGGGGAATATGCTGAAATTGAACCCGCGGACGACGTAGATGAGTGACATACCCCGTCGCGACCCGCTGATCAACCAGGCGCTGGAGATTTTAGACCGCCACTGGCGGCGCTCGAAGTTCGACTACGCCATCGCGTTCAACACTCTCGGCTCAGTCGAGCGGCAGTTCATCAAACAGGAACTGAAGAAGTGCATCCTCTCCCCGCGGTATTACCTCGAGAACTATCACACCATCCAAACGGAAGATGAAGGATTCAAGACCCTGTACCCGTTCTGGGATTCGCAGGAAATCTTCTACAACGAAATCATGGACATGGTGCGGGCGGGCAAGCCAGTGAAGTGTTGCGTGCTTAAAGCCCGGCAGCTCGGCCTGTCGACGATCTCGGAAGGGCTGATTTTCCATCGGACGATCTTCAACCGCGCGGTGAACTCGCTGATCGTTGCGCAGGATCCCGGGCAGTCGGCATACCTGTTCGACATGTTCACGCGCGCGTACGACAACCTGCCATGGTGGATGCAGCCGGAAAAACTCTTTCGGTCAAAGGGCCGGTATATGGTGTTTGCGACCGACAAGCCGGATAGGGAAGGCTTGAATTCGCAAATCATGGTAGAAGCCGCGAACAAACTGACTGGCGTTTCGGTTGGCAAGACGATTCGGGCTGGCCACCTCTCGGAGTTGAGCGCATGGGACGATCCGACAACCCTGACTGAACAAATCTTCCCGACCATGAATGCGAAGGACGAACTGGCGATCATGGAGTCGACAGCGCGCGGCCGGTCTGGAACCGGGAAGTTCTGGTACGACTTCTGGAACAACTGCGTGAATAAGTGGGGGGATGGACTCTGGGAGTGGAAGCCGATCTTTATCGAGTGGTTCCGTTGCAGTGTCAGCACGATCGACAAAAAGGGATCGGTCGGAAAGTATTCTCGGTCGACGGACGGAGCGGATTTTGTTCTGACATCCGACGAGTTGGCCTTCCGCAACAAGGTGATGAAGGATACTCCAGACCACTTCTACATCCCGGACGAGATGCTGAAGTGGCGGCGCTACAAGATTGACGAAACCGTGGCGGCGACGGGAGATGCTTACGGTTTCCAGCAAGAGTACCCGTGTAACCACGTTGAGGCGTTCGTTTCTTCAGGAACCTGCGCTTTCCCGCGAGAACTCTTGAACCGGATTATGACGACGGACTGCTGCGATCCGGACTGGGTTGGAGAAATCGAGTACCACCACGACGCGCAGACGAAGTTCCGGCTTCATCTTACGGACGTGCGAGAGAAGCGGAGAACCGATCCAACGTGGAAGATTCCGTCGACAGACTATCCCGGTGGACGGCTTCGTATCTGGGAAAAGCCGATGCCAGGGGAGGCGTATTACATTGGCGCTGACGTGGCGCACGGTATTGAAGGCCGCGACTACTCTTGCGCGGAAGTCATCCGCATCGGGCGTGGCGGGGCTCCGGACGAGCAAGTAGCTGAGTGGCACGGCTGGATCAGTCCAACACCGTTCGGAGATACGCTGGCGGCTTTGGGGTTCTATTACAACACCTGTGAAGTTTCGAGCGAGATCAACGACTGCGGCCAGAAGACGTACATGCAGTTGTTCCGCATCCTCGGCTATCCGCAACTGTTCCGGTGGAAGCATTACGACCGCGTGAAGAATTTCTATTCGGACCTGATGGCGTGGCAGACGAACATGAAAACACGGCCGCTGCTGATCACGAATATGCGCGAGCGGTTGATGGATGGCGTCATCAAGTTGCACTCCTACGATCTTCTTGACGAAATGTTTACGTTCGCTTCGGACGATGATGGAGGGCGGTTCGAAGGGCAGGACAACCACGACGACACGATCTTTGCGGCCATGATCTGCCTGTGGTGCGCGCACGACTCTGACTACGGCCAGCAAGCCGAGATGTCGGCGCCGGTGGGTTCGTCTGGATATTTTGTTGTGGATGCGCGCGGGCAAATCGTGGAACAATGCCACAAGAAGAACGAAGATACGAAGCAGTGGGATCCAATAACCCGGGAAGAGGCGATGACGTACATGGGGAAGAACCCCTCATGGTCGATCCGGCGGCAGATGGCGCGGAAGGATAAAGCGAACACGGAATTTTCCCCGGTTCATGACAGGGCCGGTCTCCGTGCTACGATGCACTATGAAATGGGTATCCCGGCAGAGCGCATTACGGGATCGGAATTGATCGACGCGCCAGCGGAAGACCCGATGGCCGACTGGAGATCGTGGTGACCGTATATCTCAACAATACATCGTGCCTGTCGCACTTCTTCCACTGGCCATACGTTTGGTATAGCCGAAAAGAAAGAAGACTCGTCGTTGACATCGGTATTCCGTATAGCCTAACGATCTTTTTCGGGGAAAACGCGGAGCCCAACCCATGCCAGTAAACCCGGTAACCCAGCGCGAGATGCAGTCTCTCACCTCAGTCTTCGGCGGAACCAAGAACACCCCGCGCGCGGTTTTCGAGCGCAGCCGCACAGAGCATGCCGGGGAAGTGGTTGCGACTCGGGCGAACGACATGGCCATGGCGTGCCCGCGCTGTGCGGCAACCGGGGACAAGCAGTCACGGATGTTCTCCCGGGCGGATTCTGGCTACTACTGCCTGAAGGGTCACAAGTGGAATGACTACGACGAACTCATGGCCTTGGGGCCGGAGAAGATGCCCTTCAAGGGCATCGTGGCGCGGCAGGATGGCTGGGAGAAACTGCCGATCGACCTTCCCGGCAGCGTGAAAACCGATCTCGAAAAGAAGTTTGGAGACAGGCTCCAAGCAACCGTGCGCGCGGTTTTGGAAACGCTGGCGCAGTCGAAGTGTTTGATGGTTCCGGAGGAAGACCTGAAGCGGTTGAACGACCACACCGGGATGGACCTGAAGAATTCATCGCAGCTTGTCGGCGCGGTGTACTCGCTGAAGACGACGAACGTGAATCTGGAGGAGCAGGCGCGGTTGATGCGGAACAACCGGGTTGGCGGCTCGGTATCTCCGACAGCGATTGTGGTGGAGTTGGGCGATCTGTGCGCGAAGGTGATAGCGAAAGCCGAGGAGCGCGAGACGACGCCGGGGGAAGTGATCTGTACGGTTGTTGAGCAGTACGCATCGAACGACTGGATGTAAAAGGAGGAAATGTGCACTACGCAAATGGACGCGAAGCGAAGAATGGCGACAAGGTGGTATTGCTTGGGTACGGCGGTCCCACTGTCGGGATCTTGTACGATGCGACGGCTGGAAACGACTACTGCAACGGGAAAATCGCGGTGACGAAGCCGAACGATCCGTGCCCAAACTTGAAGGAGTGCCTACACGTTGACGACTTTCTGGCGCTTCTCCCCGCAGCACCAAACGCGGCCAGCGATACTTTGATGGCGAGAAGTGCGCTGGTGTCCGACAGTTCAAAGAAATGAGAGTGCTTCGCAAAAACGCGCATGTGGATTTAGCGACGGGCCGTCGTACCGACCAGTGGGTTGGCGACGGCCAGCGCGTCGATGTCTACTACGAGCCGCTGACGGCCAGCCAACTCGCGGCGGTCAGAGAGTTCGAGCGTACGATGAAAGAAGAAGTCATCCCAGAGATCGAGAGCGTGATGCGGCGGCGCGCGGAGTTGGCGCAGGAAAGCCGCAAGTGGATCGTTGGAGCGTAAGCCATGCCGATGACCCTGACAGACTACGCGGGTATGGGAGCCGGAGGCGGCTTCTCCCCGCAGCTTCCCTCACAGGAATCCGGTTCTGAGTTTCAGGACTCCGGAGTCACGCAGGCTATTGCTCGTTGGTGCGAAGCGGCTTTTGAAGAAGCCCGAGCCGATCAGCAGCAGTGCGACGAAGTTCAAGAAATCGACAAGTACGTTGACTACCTCCGGGGAAAGCAGTGGCCAGAAGGCCGACCGTCCTACCGCTCGAAACCCATCAACAACCGGATGAGCCGCCTGTTTTGGGAGCTTACGGCTCTCTTGACCGACATCAAGCCCGTTTGCGACATCCGCGCTACCGAGCGCGCCAAGCAGTACATCGAGCAGGAAGACATCCTCAACAAGACCACACGCGCCTGGTGGAGAAACAACCGCGTCGACTCGAAAGTCGCGATGACGATTGTCTATGCGATCTTAACCACCGGGTTCGCTAAGATTGAGTGGGAACCAAACCTGCAATTCGGGGAAGGTGATCTGCAGTTAGTTCCAATCAGTCCGCGGTGCATCCTGCCGTTGAAGCCGGGAACCGATCTGCAATCTTCTGAAGCCGTGATTTATCAGGACGTCAAGGGTGTTGGCTGGGTTCGCAGGAAGTACCCCGAGCGCGCCTACGCGGTTTTCCCCGACCAAGATGTTTCGCAGTTTCAAGCCGATGGCGGCGCGCCGGCCAATGTTTCTCCGCAGCTTTTCCAGATGCTGACCCCGGCTTTCAAGCGGGTGCTGGGCTCGAAAAACCGCCAGAGCCAGTCAAGCGCCTACCCGATGTGCAGATACCGGGAATTCTGGGTCAAAGATTATTCGATCAACACCTCAGACCGTCCAGTCCGGATGGGCCCGCCGGCTGGCAACGACCGTTACCGCATCGGCTACATGGTTCCACCCATGGCGCGGCTCTACCCACGCGGTCGGCTGATCGTCATGGCCGGGAGAAATATCGTTCACGATGGACCGAATCCTTACTGGCACGGCTTCTTCCCGTTCGCGATGTGCAGGCTGAATGTGGTGCCGTGGCAGTTGTACGGCATGTCCGACCTGAAATCATGGAAAGACCTGCAAGACATCGTGAACCAAATCTTTGCGGGCGTGATTGACATGATCAAGCGCGCCGTGAACCCGCCGTTATTCTTTCCCTCGAATGCCATCGGAGAGTCAGCAAGAGCCGGGATTGACTTGAGCATGCCGGGAGCGAAAGTCGCGTACTCCCAGACGGCCGCACACGAACCAAAGGTGCAGCAGACCGCACAACTCCCCGGCTTCGTGCTCCAGTTCTTGCAGGGCACCGAAAGGGAAATGGATCAGCAGTCGGGCATCGCAACCGTGGATGAAGCGATGCGCAAGAAGCAGGTGCCTGGGGGAGACACACTCGACCAGATCAGGAATTCCAAGCAGACACCGATTCGGATGAAGGGCCGAAACATCGAAGACTTCATTTCGGATTGCGGCATGCAGATGGTGCCAAACTTCTTCCAGTTCTACGACCGCGACCGCAGGGTATTCTTGCTGGGCAGTACCGGATCGCAGCCGCAAGATATTGACTGGAAGGCGAGCACGATGGTGCCGCCGGATACAAACCCCTCAGTGCACATCCGGAAATTCCGGTTTGAAATCATGGAAGGCTCGCTGCTTTCGATTCAGCGCGTGGAGAAAGTTCTGGCGCTGTCGAAGCTCCGCATGGCGGGCGATCTCGACCGGAAGACATTCTTCAAGATGCTGGACAGTTTGGAGAACATCTACATCGACGTGGACACGGTGGAAAAGAATTTGAAGATCGAGCGGGCGGAAGGTTTGATGGGCATGCCGCCGAAGGGCAACAAGAAGGGTGCGCAGCCCGCGAAAGTGCAGTGATGTTAGAAAACACTCGCAAGATCAAATTCGCGCCGAGCAATCAGCCGATGCCTCAACCAGAGGCTCCGCCAATAAACTACATCTGGAACATCGGTCAGCCGACGTGTCCTCTCTGTCGGTGCGTGTTCAATGTGGCTCTACAGGTCGACAAATACGGCGAGTATCTGAATTACGACATAGCGTCTAACACCGTGATCGTGGAGCATGGCGACGGCCCGGTAAAGTTCTGCGCAAACCAAGGCAAGCGATTCCGGTACAAAATTCCGTCGATCGAGGTGGAAGAAATCTGATGGCAGATTCACCCACAAACGGAAACGGCAATGGCAACGGCTGCTACTTAGTGAACGGCGCGGAAAAGATTCCGATCAAGCGCAGCTTGTTCGTTGCGATCCGGCAAATTCTCGTGGAGCAAAAGCAGCAGACGGGATCAATAGTTTTTCATTTGAAGAACGGCGGCCTGACAGTAATCGAAAACCGTTTCCTGACCGACGCAAGAGACTAGATATGGCCAAAATTCGATCTGATTCTAAAGAGTATGCTCGTGAGTGGGCGCGCAAAAAGCGCGAAACGCTTCGCGCGTTGAGGCCGCCAATTTTATGCAAACAGTGCGGTGCGATCGTCCCAAAGTATAAACGGAGTTTTTGTTCTACTTATTGTTCTGATAAATACAGCAGGGCAGATTGGTATGCGAAACACCCCGGTGCAAGGGACGAGGAAAGAAAGCGAGAGCGAATTCGCAATGCGGACAAATACAAGACTCGCTCGGCACGCTACCGCGAGATGCACCGTGAGGAAATGAAGGCGTACCTAAAAAGATACTATCGGGAGAACCGAGAAGAGATGGCTAGGCAGTCCCGTGAGCGCTACTTGGCAAATCGCGAGGCGAAGCGTCAGTACGATATTGAGTACCGGCAAAGGCCAGAAGTGGCAGTGCGCTACAAAGCCAAAAGGCAGACTCCTGAATTCAGAGAAAAAGACCGGCTTAAGTGCAAAGTTGCGCACGCACTCAGGAAAAGGCTACCGGGAACCTTTACGACCGAGCAGTGGCTGGCTCGCGTGGCATTTTACGGATGGAAATGCTTTTATTGCGGAAAGGATTTACAGTACGGAGGACTAGCGATGGACCACGCTATTCCGGTGGCCCGCGGCGGTACGAACTGGCCCAGCAATCTGCTCCCAGCATGTAAGCACTGTAATTCCCAGAAGCGACACAAGACAGTCTTCGAGTATTTCAAGTTCCTTGGAAAGCCTATTATGCGAAAATCGGTTCTTGGCAGATGCGAGAGAGTGAGTCATAATGCAGTCGAAAGATATTGACGTATCGAGCACCCCGGTGTTAGGGCCGATCCCGCCGATGATGGCGGTGACGTACACGGAACTCCCGCCGCCGAAGTGGTGGGTGCGCTGGTGGTTTGCGGTTCGAGTTCGAGTGCGGAGAGTATGGTTCGGAATCTTCCGATGAGGGGTAGGTGTTATGGGGACGCCAGGCTTCGAGATGATAGATCCGCAGAAGACGGTTGACATCACGTCGGCTCCGCTCGGGATGTGCGACAGTGTGATGACCGATTTGGTGACGGTGCTGAATACGTTCAACACACTCGCACCGCTGGCCTCGATTACGTCGAATGGGTTGGTGAGCACCATCACCCTGAAAGACGCGAGGACGGCCACCTACACATTGAACTACGGGGCGACGCCTCCGGGTTCCATCACGTTCCAAGTCACCAGCGCGGCCTATTGGAGCGGAGATGAGTTTGATCAGATTCAGCAACTCGCGCAGTTCATCGTGACGCTGTACTTGCAGTACGAACTGACGAACTTGAGTATTACCTACAACTGATGGACGTTCTGCCCAACTCGCTCCCGAGGGAAAAGAAGGTCGACCTCAGCATGTCCCGGCCCGGACTCGAGTGGCTTTTCATCTATTGCGCCAGTTGCGGAGCGGACGGTGGGCGCGTTCTCAAGACTGATGTGCCCAACCGAGAAGAGTTCGCGTTCTACCTCTGCGATACCTGTGCGCCGAAGTACGGCGCGATCGCGGGTACGTGGGCGGAACCGGATGCACTGTTTTGGCAGAAGGTGAAAGAGGCTCAGTTGGAGCGGGAAGGCCGCGAACTGACTGCGGTAGAAGTTTTGAAAGAACTGGACGACCCGAACAGTTACTTGAACAAGTTGGTTCGGGATCGAAACACGGTTTTGGCTTCAGAATAAAAGGGGGAAGAGGACTATGCCGTATTACTTTGGTTTTTCGCCGGCAACTCGTGGTCCGCTCGCAGGGGGCGCTGCCGCTACCGAATACGATGCCATCCAGTTGAGGGTGGGAGCTACGAAGAACGTCAACCTCCAGTCCGTCTTTGTCATCGGCAAGGGAGTGGGCTTGACGGCGATCTCTGGGATTTCGTATCAGATCATTTCCTTGACGACACCTGGCGCGGCTGGAACCGCGCTCACGCCCGCTCCCAAAATCACCGGTGGTGCTGCGGCAATCGCCAGCATGTCGTCTCTGCCCACGTTGGGGTCCACGGGGCGCATCAATCGCGTTCTGTTCGGTTCTGGCGCGGCCGGGCCGGGAGGATGGGTGGCGCCGAACCAAGATTCCTGCGAACAGCAGATTGGCGGTGCGGGTACGTCGATGGACATCGTATCGCTCTCCGGGACCGCTTCACTTCCCTTTGAGGTAAGCGGAGAAATCTGGGAGTAAGGTTTGCCGTGTGGTGCTTGGGTGGGCGGGGGCTGCTAATCCCCGCCCATTTTTACAAGGAGGAATTGTGGCAAGGCAATATTTCAACGGACAATCCGCAGACTCCCTGATCGTCCAGGCATCGACTGGTTCGATAACTACGATCACGAATATCTTCACCACTGGCCAGGCCGAGCAGGCGTTTCCTCTCCCCTACGGCATTGGCAACGGACCTTACGCTGGCCAGATTTTCAAGTTCGCATTTGGCGGGATTTGCACGACCGGCACGACCGGGACGATGGTAATCACGCCATGGTTCGGCGGTGGCGGGACTGGAACCGGGGTGAATCTCGGGGCGTCCGGTGCCCAGACTTACACGGCCAGCCAAACTAACATCCCATTCATCGTGGAAGGGTATCTTGGCTTCCGTACCATTTCAAACGTTGCCAGTTCTTCTACCTGCTGGTGCACTGGCCTCTGGACGAGCGTTGGTGCGCTTGCGACTGCCGGTTCGGCGTGGGTGCAGACGTTTGGATCAACCTCGGCTGTGACGGTGGATACCGCTGGCCTTGCCGCGGCGCACGCATACGGTGCGTTGAACTTCTCAATCACCTTTAGCGTAGCTGGAACGGTGTCTGCGCAGTGGACTTCGATCGCTTCGCTCAACTAGAGGGATAGCCCATGCCGAATAATCCCGGCAGTGTTGGTGCACGCGGCCCCCTCGTACCGCAGAAGTTCAACACCCCGCCACAGTCGGAAGCGCCTCTCTATGCGCTCGATGACGGTTCCGATAGTTGGTGGGCAGGCGTACAGCAGTGTGCAGCCAGTGTCGCCATCGCAGCGGCTCTCACTGTAACCGCCAGCCAAACTCTCGCGGCTTCTCAGCAGTATCGGCAGGATGAACTCCCGCAGACCACTGTCACCTTTCAGCCGGACGAAGATTATTGGCAGTCTCCACCGCCGCAGGTAGTAAGCACTGCGCCTCCGGTTGTCTTCACCGACGATGACACCATCATTTTCCACCCCGACGAAGACTATTGGGGATACTCTCCTCCGCCGTACCAGGCGCCCGCGCCGCCGCGCGTCTTCACGGATGACGATGTAATCATTCCCCAGGCTGTCTCGTTCCAGCCCGATGAGGATTATTGGCAGGCAGCAATCCCGCCTCCCCAGCCGCCCGCCATCTTCCCTCAGCCATGGACGTTCGATCAGCAAGAGCCAGCAGGCTCGCTGCATGGTCAACCGGACGAAGACTACTGGATCAATCCGGTTTCCCCTATTCCGGCGACGATGTACCTGCCGCTTCCTCTTGGCGATCCGGAGGAAATTCCGGCGGGCTCACTCCATGGCCAGCCGGACGAAGATTATTGGTATCCGCAGTTGTCGCCACCGCTTTCGCCGGCACCGCCGCGCGTCTTCAGCGACGACGAACTGATTGTCCCCCAAGCTGTAACGTTCCAACCCGACGAAGACTACTGGCTGACGTTTTCTCAGGCCGCAGCGTCCGTACAGCGGCTGTATCTTCCGGACCCGGACGAGATTCCCGCGGGATTGTTGTACGGACAGCCCGACGAGGATTATTGGCAGAACCCGGTCTTCCCAGCGCAAGTTACCTTCTTGTGGCCGCAGCAGTGGGCCTTTGACGAGCAGTTTCCGGTGCTGTTCCGTCCGGACGAAGACTACTGGCAAAACCCGGTTGCTCCGGCTCCGGTCGCGTACGGCACTCTCTACCTTCCCGACCCGGAAGAAATTCCGGCCGGGAGCTTGCACGGCGCGCTGGACGAAGACTTCTACGCGAGTCCAATACTTGGACAAGCCGCAAACATCTGGCCGCAGCAGTGGCAGTTCGATGCAGACGCGCCGGTCGCGGCGACGTTTGTTCCGTACGAAGATTACTGGATCAACGCCGCGCAGCCGCAGTGGGTAACGATGTGGCAGATGCTGCCGTTCGGCGTGGACCCAGATCAGGTGCCGACGCAGCCAGTGACGTCCGGTATTGTCCCCACACTGGTGTATCTTGGAACGAGCGGAGATTCCGGAGTGACTTCAGGAACGGCAATCAACGTTGGAGGCATAGGATAAATGGCAAACATTTCGTTCGGACACATCACTGTGGTGACGCCGGGGAGCCCGGTGCAACTCACTGCGAATCAAGTAGTCCCTTCCGCCTCGGTGCTGTGTCACGCGCTCTTGATTCAGCCGGCAACCGGAAATACCGGGCGGATTTATATTGGCAACGTTTCAAATTTTGTGAAGAACGGGACAGGGCAAATCGCTTGGCTTCCGGCGCCGAGTGTGAACGTTGCACCCGCATTTTCAGAGACGATTAGCTATGCCGAGAACGCGATTCAAGCGAGCGAATTGTGGATCGACGTCGACAACCCGGGAGAGGGAGTCATCGCGTCCGGAGTGCTGGCGTAAGAAATATTTTTCACAGGCTATTGACAACAGGTTTTGTTTCGTGGATAGTGGTCGTGAAGATTAGTAGTTAGCCCTGATCATCGTTCCCGCTGCAAGCGGATGCTACGTGAAACGGCTCTGAGAGGAAAACTCTCGGGGCCGTTTCGCTTTTTGGAGACAAAAATGAGAATCTCGCACATGAAGGCGAACAAGCACAGTAGCCGGATCAAAACACACACGACCGGCGGCGGGAAGCGCAAGGCGCATAACGTGAAGGGCAAGTCGCGGCACGGGCGGCGCGCGTAAGGTATGCCGTGGCCGGTCGGAGCCAAATGGCGCCACTCGAAGAAAGCTCGAGGAGCCAAGGCAAATCGGCAAGCCGCGCACGTAGCGAATTCGGTTTTGAGGCGCACCGGTGATGAAGGTGCGGCAGTAAGAGCGGCTAACGCAGTTGTTGGGCGTCGCGGCAAGCGCGGCAAGCAGCGCGGCCGGAGCCGCTAAAAAGTTCTCGACGGATGAGAGGTCCGAGAAAAAACCCGTGGTCCCGGAAACGGTGACTACTCGAGAAGGGAGGCGCCATGAACGCATTTGAAATGAAGAACCGCCACAAAAAGCGCGGCGGCAAAAAGCGCAAGTAGTTTGCGCCCGGCGAGAAGCCGGTAACATCCTGGGCGGGAATTTCACTAGGGGTGGGTTCCCGCCTTAGATCCTACACTACCCTGAGAGGAATCAGTCATGGCAAAGAACCAGCCGAAAGAACTCGGTGGAACCTTTCTGGACCACGCGGACAAGGAAGGCCACGGGGAAGACGCGGCCAAGCCGACCGTGAAGAAGGGTACCTTCATCGGCGTCGGCACCTACGCGCCGGTCGTGAACCAGGCGGACGCGATCAGCCCGAACCGCAAAACCGGGACAAGTTCGGGCAGCGAACAATAAATGCCAGGTGCCGCCCAACTCGACTCGCCTCCTCCTCTGCCTGATGCCGTGAAGGCATCCATGGGCGGCGGCGGTGGTAATCCGTTCGCGGGTGTTGGCGACATGCTTTCGAAGCAAGGGGGCACTCCTCCAGGGGGAGGTGGTCCATCTGGGGCACTGAAGGCCCAAGCCGATGCGATTTCCAAAGTTTTGGAGCAGATGGTAGGCGCGGCCTCTGCCGGTAAGCCGTTTTTCTCGCGCGCGATGAAGATGATCGAACAGGGGGTAGCGGCGGAGTCTCAGCAAGGCCCGGGAACTCCAGCCGCGCCAAAGCAAGAAGCCGGAGCAGGTGGAGAGCCTGCCGGTGGGATGGCACCCCCGCCAGCGTTCCCCGGGTAGCAAGGCAGTGGCCAATAGTGGCCTAAACCGCAGCACGAGCCGCAGCCCGCAAGGGAAGGCCGTGAAGGAGAAAAAGCAATGGCACTGAGCGCAGAGATGGAAGGTCTCCTGACCGAGTTGGAGAAAGTGGATCCAGCCGGGGCGAAGGAGCAGCGAGCGATCCTTGAAAAATATCCGAAACTGCAAGACGGCATGAAGGGTGGCGTGATGCGCCAGTCCGACTATGACCGCCAGTTGAACGCCAGCAAGGACAAGCTGGCCGAAGCGGAAAAGTGGCAGCGGTGGGCGAAGGACAACATTCCCATCCACACGCAGTTGCAAAAGGATTATGCGGCCAAAGAGGCCGAGATTGAGCGCCTGAAAGCCGAGGTCGAGGCGAAGTCAATTGCAGCGGCAGCGGCGGCCGGCGGAAATGCGGGCGACGCGGACAAGATTGTCGAGTCGGTGAAGAAGGCGATCAAGGATTCCGGCGGCATCCCGACCGCGGCCGAGTTGGCGAAGATGATTGACGACGCGACCGAGAAGCGGATGGAAGGCGCGCGCAAGGACTTTTACGAAAAGGAGATTCCGCGCAACCTGGCGTTTGTTACGTCGATGACCAACGCGCAGAACCGCTACTTTCGTGAGACTGGGAAGGACTTGGACACTGCAGAGTTTTCAAAGTTCATGGTCGACAATAACATTGCCGACCCGGCCAAGGCTTACGATCGGTTCATGGAGCCGCATAACCGGCAGAAGGCGATCGACGAAGAAGTGAAGAAGCAGGTCGCGGTCAAAGAGGATGAACTGAAGAAGCAGTACGGAGCTTCAGGGATTCCGGGCTCGAGCGGTTCACAGGGCTTGGGCCACCTGCAGATTCGGGTAACCGAGAAGAAAGCCGGCGACCCGCTCTTCTCGCAGGATGTTGAGTTGGGTGACAACGCAGCGGCGATGGCAGCCGCGGCTGAACTGAGAAGTGAAGGAAAAGTCGCCTAGAAAAAGTTTTGTAAGACGCTGACCACGGGAAGGGTAACTCCGCAGCCCGTCGAATGACGAAAGTCGATCTGGTCGAAAGGCCATGGCGCGGCGATACGTAATGTATCTCTGCCCCAGACGGGGTGAAATGGAGAACCTTCGATGGCCCTCACATATGATGATTTGACCTCAAAAACAAACAAGTTCATCGTCCCTCGGATGGTGGATGAGGTCTACAAGAGTTCCCCGCTGTTCACTCGCCTCCGCTCCAAAAACATGGAGCGTTTCGAAGGCGGCACGTCGATTCGCCACCCAATCATGTATGCGAAGTTGAAGGGCGGCCCGTTCACTCGTGGCGGCTCGTTCGACACTTCGTACGTCCAGACGGACACGGCGTTGGAAGTCAACGTGAAGTATTACTACGTGAACGTCACGCTGTTCGGCATCGACAACGTGCTGAACCGTGGGCCGGAAGCCGCGATGTCTTTGGTGGAAACCAAGATGGTCAACGCTTCAGGCCGCATGGCCGACTTGCTGGGAACGGACATCTTTCTTGACGGCCAGGGCACAAACTCGCAGCCGATCGCACTGGACGGCCTGCAAGCCTCAGTGGATGACGGCTCGAACTACCAGTCGTACGGCGGCATCACCCGCACCGACTTGTCGTCCGTGGCCTCGTCCGGCATCAACTCTTACGTCGTCAACTCGGTCGGAACTCTGACCTTGGGCGCCGTCCAAACCGCGTATGGTTCGGCGTGGTTCGGTCGCGAGCACGTCGACCTGATTGTGACGACTCAGCCCGTGTGGGACATTTTCTGGAACAAGATCCAGCCGCAGCAGCGCTTCCGCGAGGAATCGTCTGACGTCGCCAAGATCGGCTTCCAGGCAATGCGCTACAACGGCGCCTCCGTCACCGTCGATCAGTTGACGCCGACCGGCTTCATGTTCGGACTGAACACGAAGTTCATTCAGTTCTGGATCACGACCATGCCGAAGTACCAGTTCGGATTCACGGGCTGGAAAGAGGCTCAAAACACGGACGATGTTGCGGGCCAATATCTCTTTGGAGGGAACTTACTCAACGTAGGCCCGCGCTATATGTTTAAGCTTGGCGGAATTACAGGTTGATGTTGTTGATTCTACTGGACTTACTTATGTGATTCCGGTAGTATCGCAGGCATGAAAACCATGAGGAAGTTGCCAGAAAATCTCGCGCAGGCGAAGGCCGGGGAGTACAGCGTGGCGGCTCAATTGTTGCTACGTGGGCACAACCCGTTCTTCCCTGCGGTCGACATCGGGGCAGACGTAATGCTCGATTCCGGCGTGAAGGTGCAGGTGAAGAGCGCCCATCTGCGTTTTCAAAAGGGAGTGTACGAACAGGGCGCATATTGGTTCAAGTTGGCGACGAGGGCTGTTGTCAATAAGGGAGCGGTGCAGAAGCGAGTGTCGCGAATGTTTAGCCACGAGTGCGACTTCGTCGTGCTCTGGG